TATGAAGATCTCTTCGTCCTCGGACACCCCTGCCCATATTGCCACGTAATTCCTGGCGAATGCTGGGTCAACTACATGATACCAGGTCAGTGAGTCCTTGTCAGGGAAAGACATACCGTATTTGTTTGGCTTGTCGCTAAGGACATTGACCTCTGGGCTGAAGTTTGGTAACAGTGAAGTCATTGACTTCGTAGGCAATCCGTAGGCACGGACCATGATGGTATCACGGTTTGCGTTCTTCAGGTCCTTGGCTATGCGTTCATAGCCGCCAAATGGGTTCTCGTCGGAGTGCAGGTAAACTACACCAGCATCTCGCTCAGGACTGTATTGAATCACGGGAACTTGTTCTCCGTCTAGTAGTGACGCGGACTTAGTCTCCAGTGTCTCAGCACCCTTGAGATACTCCGCAACGAAGGGCGTGTACCCATCAATCGGCGTAAACCCCAACAGCATCTTACTATCTCTGGTCGCAAGACGGAAGCGCAGGGTGTTGACTAGCGCAGCATCTCCCAAGTATTCGTCCAGCCACGCTCCTATATTTGTTCCTGTAGGGTTACGGAACCCGAACTCAAAAC